GGAACTCCACCTGCTACGGTTAAAACTTGACCAGTTGTTCCAATAGCCAAACGAGCCTTTGCGGTTGCGGATGTATAATAATCGACATCCCCTGCGGTTGTTCCAGGGTTTAATGATTTGACTGATGTGTCAACCGATGTTCCAAGTGTACGAATAGCACTTGCGCCATCCTTAACGAGCGCGGTGTCATCAGGTGTTGTCCACCCATAATTGGTCGTTGTTGCCATTGTTCTCCTATTGTCAGGCTACTATTGTAGCGTTTGTCCAGGTCAAAGTTGGTATCAAGGTATTCCATTTTTCGGATACAGGAACATTGCTCCATTTCATTGCCTGGAGGCTAAATGTCAAAGGCGAGAGCAATAGAGTTACCGAAAGTTTGTTAAATCCAGCATTGAAGGTCCAGCCCTCAACGAATCCCTGAAATCTGCCGCCTGTCATATTTGTAGGCAAATCTGAAATATCAAGCGGAAGTCCCATAAACACACTAATAAGAGCGTTTCGGTCAGAATCATCGATTTCGGAATTGGTCAATTCAAAGGTAATTGATTTGAAAAAACTTTGTGGATTAGCTCTAAGGCTTAAATAAAAGTTCGCCTGAGCGGTTGCATCAGAAGCATTATGCAATGTTGTGATGATGTTTTGACCTTGTTCACCGTAGGTTCCTTGAGATGTCAAATCTGAGGCAGTTTGCTGAGCGCCATTTTTATAGGTGATAGTGACCTTGTTTCGGATGTCACCAATTTTGCGTGAGGTTGAAATTCCTCGGGCAAGAGCGTGATTGCCAGTTACATCCAGGTATCCATTATCTGCAAGGTATTGACTGCGATGAGTTGAATCGGCATAAGCAATGCGACCTTGAGAATCTTCGTAAATATAACCAAGCCCCGATGTGGCAAGTCCAGCAATCAAAGAATAGACATCAGTTGTGCTCGATGCTCGGTCCGTCAGTTCATAATCTCCAGGAGTATCGATTTCGCCTAGTCCTGTATTTTGAGCATTAGCCCATGTTTCAGTTATAGGAGAATAAGTTGACCATTGAATTGCCGCAGGGACTTCACTCCATTGATTGAATAAAATATCTCTGAGAATTGAATAAATTTGATTTCCGTCAAAATCACGGGACAAAACACCTTGAGTCAGAATCTTTGTCAATTTTGCAAGTGAACCCAAAGCAATGATTTTGAATGTTTGAACAATCGCGTTTGAGCCAGCAGTTTTCACGCTTTGGTCAATATCAGTGACATAACCTCCAAAAATAGGAACAAAGGTTCCACTGGAGTTTTTGACCTGAATGGCTATTGAGTCGTTGAGTTCGATGGCAAGCGTTGATTGGTCCGTATTGACTAATTCAACCGAACAATATCCAGCAACAGGTTGAGCATAAATATCTGAGCGACCTGATGAAATCGTAAGATTGGCAAGGCTTACGGTTGTGTAAGTTCCTCCATCAATGGAAACTTGCCAAACTGGACTCCATGCGGTCATTGATTAAAGTCCTGTAAATGCAGTTGCTCCGAGAGTTCCTCGGGCTTCGGATTCATTAAACAATTCGATGAGGCTTCTCTTGACTGATTCGCCATCTCCTACAACGCCATTGAAATTGACTGTGACTTGAGTAGCGGTTGCGGCTTCTGCTCGAGCGATTGCTGCTCCAGGAGTTAGTGCTGAGGCATATTGATTAGCGCCTGTCAGTTGGTCAACCAATGCACCAAGTTTTTCTGCATCGGATTGAAGTTTTGCCAACGCAGCCTTGTTTGCTGCGCTTGTTCCTTTTCCACCTGATGATGCGCCTAATCCTGAAATGCTCGATGTGACTCCTGCAAGCCCCGCGACTGCTGCAAGAACTCCAGCATTTCCTCCACTTGAAATTGCTCCAGGAACTCCACCTGTTGCAAAACTTCCTCCACTACTACCTGAACCAATTAAAGCAATATCAGCAGTTGGGAGTCGATTGTAAGCAGAGATAACTGCATTAACCATGTTTTTAATGGCTTCAATAAACGAAGCAATCTTATCAATTGCTCCACCGATAATGTCGATAATCTTTCCAAATACTGTTCCAACAATTTCAAGTGCGTATTTCAAAGTTGTTCCTATTACTGGAGCGACAACATCTTTGATAAACCCTGCAAGTTTTTGAAATGAGTCTGAGTTTCGGCTTAATGCATCTCCGATTTGGTCCCATGCATATTTTAAACCTTCAAGAATCGGAGTAAAAAACTTTTGAATTAAATCTTTAAGATTTGAAATATATCCCGTCAAACCACCTTGACCAATAGCATCTCCAACTGCAACAATGGCAGGAAGAACATTTCTATTAAAGGCACCAACTAATTCCAAAACAACTGGCAATAATGCAGTTCCAATTGTTGTTTTAACATTTTCAAATTGAGCAGCAAGAATTCTTTGTTGATTTGCCAAACCGCTAGATGTTCTTTCAAAATCTCCCTGAGCATCTGTTGTTTGTTTTAGAATTACCGCTTGAGCAGCCAAAACTTTTTGTTGAGCACTAAGAGCGCCACTGCCATTGTAGATGCCCATGCTCATTGCTTCTTGTTTTAATGTTGCATCATTAAGCAAAACACCGTATGAGCGAATAGGTTCAGACTCGCCACGCAAAGCAGCGCCAATAGCATTGATGGCTTGTTCAGGGCTAGTATTGTAGAAAGAGGCTAAATCTGCTGAAAGTGTTGTTAGTTCAGTTGAAAAACCAACTAAATCTTTTCCTGCAAGTCCTGCTGATTTTCCAAAGGTTGCAAATGTTGCTGCCGCATCGAGTGCCTGTTGTTTGCTTTGACCCAATTTAGTTGCAGCAGTAGCAGCAAATTTATTGATTGCATCTGCTGATTCACCAAAGATAACCCCAACCTTGGATTGTGTTTCAGAAAGGTCAGATGCTGCTTTAACCGCATCAATGCCAATCTTGACTGCCATAGCCGCCGCCGCCGCCGCAGCAGCAGCAAGAGCAACACCAATCTTTTTTCCAACATTAGCCATCTTATCGCCAAAGCCTTCAACATCTCCTGTTGCTGCTTTGAGTTTTTTATTGAGGTCATCAACATCTGCAAGAATGGATAACTTGAGGGTTCTACTATCTCCAGCCATTATGTCCATTCCTTAATAATTTTTTCAAAAGCCATTTCCCATTTGCGAACTATCTCAGGTTGAATTCTGCGCATTGTGGGCCAAATGAAACGACCCTGATTTCCGCGTTGCCCAAACCGAGGAGTTCTTTCGCCAAAGCGAGGATATTTTTTTGAGCCAAATTCAACGCCTGCAAGGATGCCTCGACCACCTGCTTGACCATTGACATTTAACTGAGTGGTTGCACCGCCTGAAAACTTTTGTGCAGCAAAGCCAATTCCAAATTCACCTATTTTAGATGTTTTTGAAACTTTAATACCATCGGCAATTCTTTTTTGTTGAACGCCATTGGCGGCAGCGCGAATCTGTTGAGTTGCATAATCTGCAAGAGCACCCGATTCACGCTTAGCCGCTTCCTGACCTGCCTCATCCATAGCCTTGAATGATTTTATAATTTGGCGCAATTCGGCTTTGTCATAAGTAAAATAGCGTTCTGAGTCTATTTCACCTGCCACCGTTTTGCTCCTTCAGTATTTCTAACGCGGTAAGAATTTCCTCTGCGGTTTGCCATTCACTCATCGGAATCCCTGTTGCCAGTGCTAACTGGATTAGGACTCTGTTGATGCTTCCTGGCTCAAAACTTTTGGGTCTGCATCCAAAACAGTTACCTCAGCAACCGTTTCCATCCAAACTTCAAAGTTCTTTACTGGCTTGCCACCTGCTTCACGCTTCATTGAGTGATAAGCAAGAAACATTAAATCCCAAATTCCAATGGAATCTTGAGCCTGACTAATTGTTTTTGATACTGCTTTTTCCCACTTTGCCCACTCAGGAGGTTGTGCAATATAAGTTGCTTTCTCACCTGAGTTAAACTCAATCAGAATTGGCATTTTCATTTTATGCTCCCGTTTCTATTGTTTAAGAGAAAGTTTCGGCAACTTCTCCGCGTGCTACTTTCCAAGTAAAGTCAACAGTTTGAGCATCTGTTCCTGCTCCACCTGCTGATGGATAGTCTAGCAATACAGGGAAGATAAATACTGCACCTGTTGCTGCGGTAAGTGTCACTGAAACCTCTGCGTTTGGGTTTGTGTCCAATGCAGTCCAAATTGCTTCGCAAACTGATGAAGTCTTGCCCCAGTCAGCGAGTAATGAAAGAGCGAATGAACCCTCAACATTAGTAACTTTGTACGCTTCGCCATCGAGTGTTTGGAAGGTTTCGCGATTGACTGTCTTTGTTAGAACTGCTGATGTCGCTTGAGCTTCGATGTCTGTTCCACCTGTGAACGACAAAGAAATGTCGCGACCTGTTATTACTGTCGTTGCCATTTATTTTCCTTAGGTTGTTTGTGTGTAGTAAGTGGAAACTCTGACATCAGCCACCAAGCAATTTGATGGACCGACTTGAGTAACTGTTGGTTTTTCAACCGCCTCTATCGTGTACCCAACTGGGATGACGGCGAGGACACTCATGATTAGCTGCTCCAAATTGTCCAGGGATGCTGGATTGGAGTTATAAGCAACCGCAACTGAAATGACCAAATTGATTTTGGTGTGCAAGGTTGACTTGTTGATTGTTTGTAATTCTAAATAAGGTGAATCAGGAACTGTCACGCAAAACGGCACTTGAGGTGCTTCGGGAACATAGGCATAAACATTAGCTGCGACTCCTGAAAGTGCAGTTGCCAAAGGTTGACGAATGTCAGAAAGAATTGTTGATGCTGGCATTACTGCACCATTGTTTCAACATCGAGGTACTGACCGAGCAACCCCGAAACTCTGTTGAATAGTGACCGCCCGAGTCTATAAGGTGAAACTGATGTGAAATCTACGCCCTCGATTTGTCCACCTGGAGCAATTCGGGATTGGAAAACTTCGACTGCAACTGCGAGAACGGCAGACTCGACTGCACTGACACCAACATAAGTAGATGCACCTGAGAGGGTTGCAAGTCCTGATGGAATAACATTTTTCTCAAGAATGTCTGCATTGGTGATTGATACATCGAATGTGTAATCCCCTGGCTCTGACAAAACTGTAAATGTTCCAGTAAAAGGAGAACCGCAGCCTGTGATGACCACGGATTGACCTTCACTAAATTCGTGAATGTTTGTTGTGTGATAAGTAGCGACATTACTTGTCAGCGATACTTTATCAACTGCGGTTGCGTATTTTACCAACATTGGCAAAATTACGGATTCGCTAGTGTCAATTACATCTGTTAAATAACTGTCCGAATAGAGGGATGTAGAAACGCCTAGAATAGAACGCAATTCTGCAACTGTGACGATTGAAGCCATTTCCTACATCCTCTCTTAAACGGCTGAGGGGGACAATCGGGAGCAACTGCCCCCCTCATGATTAGTTTGTTTTAATTACACATTCAGTGTAAAGGCACCAGCCGCAGTTAATGTCACTGCTGAACCGTAGCCATAATAACCAACTTCAACTTGACCTGTTCCAACGATGTTGGTGCGGAGTTGTAGTGGTCCTGCGCCTTCATACCAAACGAATGAATCTCCGTTTAGAATGATGATTGAGTCATCTCCTGCGCCTGTTGATGAGTTTGGTGTTACATAAACAGGAAGTCCCATTACTGAACCAACGAATCCGCCTGGGTTAACCATGCCGACACCGTTTGATGGATTTCCTGCAACATCGAACAATGGTCGCTTGTTTGAATCGTTAAGTTTAATCATGTTAGCCCACTGTGTAGGTGTGCAAACGATTCCTGTTGCGTGGCGCTTTGTTGCTGCATAAACAGATGCTGCACCGCGAGAAATAAATCCAGCGAATGAATCACCATCGAAAGGAAGTGTGATTACTGTTGAATCAAGAGTTCCTGCTGCAAGTGCTGTGTACATTGCTGCATCAGTAGCTGCTGCGTATTGATTTCCGAGAAGTCTGACCAATTCGTCAAAGAACGCAGGTTGAGTTCTATCGAGGACCTCTACATCGAATTTTTGCATGCCCGCGAACTTGGACACACTGCAACTCACATATTCAATTTCAACCTGAGTATCTGAGAACGCACCCTTTTCTGCTGCGGCTGCAACAGTTGGAGCAGTTTTTACGCGTGGAATTTCAAAAGTAAGTCCTGCCGCAGGCAACACCGCATTGCGAACCGCACTAATTGCAGGACGAATGTTTGTTGTCTTTGGGTCCCAAATTGTTGTCATTTGTGGAGTTGGAACTAATCCTGCAACCTCTGTTGAAGTTGTATCGGATGCTGCTGCAACCCATAATTTTGATGTTTCATCGCCAAGAGCAGCGCGAACTGAGTGCTCAAGAAATGAACCTGGTGTTGTGATGCCATGACGAACTGTTGTTGTCATAACTGGAGCAGTTGAAGCTTTAACCTCAACATGTGCTGCTTCTACCGTTTCGGCGGCAGGAGCGTTTGGAACGGTAGTGTCTGACACTTGTTCTCCTTCTGTGATTTGATTTGTATTTTCCTGAGATGGCTCAGAAATCTCTGTTTCTACTGCTGCAACTTTTTGAACTTCTGCTCCAGGAATCGCACCTGATGTGACGAGTGATACTTCGATTAAAGATGATGCTGAGATTGCCATTACGCCTTCAACATTGTCCCAGGAGTCAACCTGAACTCCAACACTAAAATCTGAACGGAGTCCAGTAGCAGCCTCCTCCAAAGCATCATTGCCTGCGGTCGTTTTTGCAATTTTGAATGAAGCAGTGATGCCTGTTTCATCCTGTGACCACTCCATAAGTTTTCCAATTGGCTTAGTCTGCTGATGTTCAAGAACTAATTTTGTGTCCTTGCCAAGAGTGATTGAGTTTTCTAAAAACTTTGTTTGTCCTGCGGATGTGTTACCTACTGCATCCCATTGAACAATTCGACCTGCAATGATGCGTGATTCAACATCGGATGCAGTTAGTGTGACTGGCATTGTTATTTTCATTTTATGCTCTTTCTCCATTGTCAATTAAATCCTCTTCCTCGCGAATTTGCTCGACTGACATTGCACCGATTGTGTTTAGAATTTGATAAACCTGAGCACGCTCCAAAGCATTTCCACGAAGGAAGTCATCAAGTGAAAAACGAATTTCTGTTGTACTGCTGACAAAATCCGGCATGCTGAGTCTTTGCTCAATGCTCGTGAGGATGGACCTCAAACTGAAATCGATGAGTCCACGCCTTTCCGAGGTGGTGTTTGAATAAGTCATGCTCGTTGTTTCGGCACTAACAAAGTAAGCAGGAAGGTTGCAAGCGCGAGCAAGTTCCAATGCGACATACTGTCGAGCCTCATTGAGTTGGAGTTTCGCTGGGTCAATGCCCAACGCTTGCAATTCAACATCTGCATTAAGAAATGCAGTTGATTTATTTGTACGAGCTGCGCGCCATGCCTCGAGCAACTTTGCAATGCGCTCGGCTGGCAAGTTTGTGCCATTTGATTTTAAAACCTGCAATGGAACAGGCTCTTTTGCAAAAGTTTCTGCGGCTTGTTCCAAAGCATGTGCCGCACGAATTGTGCGACCTGCGCGATTAAGAATACCTTCGTCTAAACCATAAAAAACAATTAAAGAACCGACACCTTGATTTGGGACAATTGTTGAATCAACTTGATAACCAATAATTTCGGTTGCGTTAGCATTTAGTTTTGCAACAACTCTGTCAGGTGCAATTCGAGTCCATGCACGAACGCGACCTGTGTCACCATATTGCTCCAAAACCTGACCATACCCAACTCCCGTTAGCCAAATGTCCTCCGCAAGCCATGCGTAGATTGCAGAACCTGGAACGCGTGGGTCAGGTTGATTGATTACACCTGGAGTTGGTAAATGTGCGCCATTGAGTTTTGAGTATTGTTCCATTGGCAAACTTGCAACTGTTGAGCAAATGATTCCGCGTGCTCGAGCAATTGTTGGAATTGCCATTGCTTGTTGACGAGTCGCAGTTGATGACCAATTTGCAAAACCATTCAAAGATGATGTGTTGTTAAACGGCGTTGGAGTAGCAGCCGCATCAACTGTGATTGGAGCAGGTGATGAAGTTGAAACAAAAAAGTCACGGATTCCCATTGGACAAATTATATCACTTTGTCAACCCACTTGAATGTCAACCTCAGTTTCCGCCCGTGTCGCAAAATGAGCTACCATTGATGATGCAACTGCTCCACAAACGATTCCTGACTTTAAACGACCCATGACCCAGCCGCCATCGCCTCTAGGAAGTTTAACTGCTGATAAAACCTGTTTATCTAGTTCCTCTTGACCTTTGTGAACCAACCTGCTTGCCGAAATTGCAGAAACAAACTCATCGCAACATTGTTGATATTCGGCACCTGAGATTTCATGCACTGGAATTCCAGCAGGAAGCAATCTTGCCGCCACTGCTGCGGCAGTTGTTTTGCTATAAGCGACTGCATTGACTGGATACTTGCGAACCCAGGGAGC